CCTTCCTCCCATATTGTTCATTCGAGATCAGACTCGAAAGAATTACTTGTTCAGTATTCATTCATCACCTACAGAGTCGTAAACATCATCCACCGAATCCTCTTCGGCAAGAATGTCACCATACGCTACTCTGTATTTTTTCTCAACATAGTCACTAAACTTGCTGTCGGAGAGAATTGGCAGCCAGAAGTCTTTGGACTCGGTGTCTTTGAGTCTCCACTTTTTGTCTTCAATCTCTCCTGTAGACATGTCCACTCGTTGATACCAACCATTGGAAGGCTTGATAACATGACCACTACTAATGGCCAAGTCAACCAGGCCTGACCACCTCGAAATGCCTCCCTCATGAAGAACCGTAACAGGGATCTTTGACTTTTCTCTGACATGACGCGACTTCTCTACGTTAATGATAAAGTTGTAGCCAGCAACTTCACTACCATCCTTCTCCTGCTGGCGACCAATGATAAAGATGTTATCAGCCGAGTAGTACGATCCAGTACCACCACCAACGATGTCCTTAGGAAACATTCCAATTTCCTTATATGTATGGTTCACTACAACCATAGGCAGGTTCTTCAGTGTGAGGTGTGGAGTAACCATACGGAACAGCGACTTGAGCTGCTTAGCACGAGACATATCAGCAACCGACTTCTCGTTGAGAGTGTCTTCCACTTCCTTCTTGGAAGCGAGGTTACCGATAGAGTCAACGACAATGATCACACGCTCGTTGCGCTCGATGTTCTCGAGCTGGGCCATGATGTCAAACTTGAGCTGCTCTACGTCAGTGATAGGAGTGTGAAGGACACGAGTCGTATCGATACCAAACGAGTTGAAGTAGGCCTGCGGCGTGCCAAACTCTGAATCGTAGAACAGGAGGACAGCCTCAGGATACTTGTCGAGATACGACTTAGCCATCAGCAGCGAGAATGCAGTCTTGAAGTGCTTCGAAGGACCAGCGAACATCGTCAGGCCAGGAGTGAAGCCACCATCGAGCTTGCCAGACAGAGCAACGTTTATGATCGGCACCTTGGTCTGAATCATATCCTTCTCTGAGAAGAACTTTGAGTCAGCAAGCACAGCCGTATACTTGGATGTGGAATTCTTCTTTAGTTTATCAATTAGGGACATAGTAACTCCTTCGCATGAATCCTTCTTATACAACGATTTACTTTAAAGGTCAACTACCTTGATACACTTTATCGAGTGCATCACGGAATTGTTCAATCTTCGCGAGCCTGTTCGGCCAGAAGATGTAGTTCTTATCAGGGTTCTTTGCCAGATTGTTTAGAAGTGGCATCACCATGTTGTATAGCTTATTGAGACGCTCTTCCAGTGCATCAGCATTGTCTGATACAGCTGTTAGCTTCTCTTCTGCCTCTTGAAGGACATCAAGCTCCTGTTCGTCGACGATCGAGAAGCCAAAGTCAAAGCTCTCGTCTAGTTCCATTGTCGTACCCATTAGTTCCAAAGATCCTCTAGTGTGTATGTCTTTTCTGTCTTCCAGTCGATAGCATTGCAGATGGTCTTAATCGGTTCAAGATACGACTTCTCAAACTGCAGCTGCCTATCAATGTACTTGTCCAAACCAAACTCAGGTGGAAGTGTTCCAGGTGTAGCGATCACGTTACATTGAATAGGGTTAGGGAGCTTGAGGTAGGAGTACTTGATCTTCTGACCTTCTCCGATAGCCTCATACTTCTTGGTCAACTTATGCTTCTTGAGCAGATCGTTGTATACAAGAGCACCCTTGACGTTGATCGGAGTGCCCTTCTTATAGATCATGCCTCTATCGACATATTTATCAAGCTCGGACACAGAACGAGGTGATGCGATTGCTTCGAACGGCAGGTTCATAAACTTCGTGTGGAAGTCCATGATGAACTTCTGCATCTCATCTTCCGTAGCGTTCATGATCACGGAGAGCGTGTCCCTAATCCCATCACGACAGACCATCGGAGTCGAAGTGCGGATAGCCTCGATGCCCTGCATCTTGAGCTTAGGCTTATCGTACTGGACACCCTCTTGGTTGTACACGTTGAGGATGTAGCGCTTCTTGGCAGTCCAGATAGCCTTGTCAGCGATACACTCTCGCTTCATCTTCATCTTCTGGTCATAACCATTGACATAGCGGCACAGCTCTTCGTACTTCTTATCGATGAATGGTTCCAGCACCTGCGTGCAGACCTTATCAAGATACTGGACGCTCTGGTCAGGTGTCATCTCCTTGCCAGACAGCTCGAGGAACCGCTCAGCCTTGATGTAGACAGAGTCTGTATCACAAGCAATCACATAGTCGAAGTCTTCGGTCTTGAACGTCTTGTTGAGATACTCATTGAGCTTACGCTCGATCCACCGAGTAGTCAGCTGACCACACGCCGTGATAGCCTCAGCAAACTCTGTACGATACCAACGATTGTATACGTTAGCAAGAGCACCATAGCCTGAGTTCAGCTGAATCTTCTTAGCCATCTGTAGGTTGTTGAAGCGAGCAATCTCCTTACCGACTTCGGTATCCTTGGTCTGCTCATACTGCTTCTTGGCATCGATCATCTTGTTCTTGTAGACAACACGATCGTTATACATCTTTTCCATCAGAGCAGGGAGGAACCCTTGCTTCTCTCTTGAGAACATTCGCATGTTAGCAGTGCAGGTGAGATTGTTAGTCTTGAGGAAGTTCTGCTTGCCTTCGTCGAGGTGACCGTTGAGCATCATCAGAACGAGAGGTTCAGCCTTGTCGGCACCTTCACTGAGATGGATAGGAGCATCTGGCAGCACACCCTTGTACGTATCAGGAGAGATGTTATACTGCATGATGATGTGGGGATACAGAGAGTTCAAGTCGAGAGAGACGACCCACTTGTGGTCACCGACCTGAGGATCCTTAACATAACCACCAAGGATCGTGTCACGAGGATCACCTACCTTGACAGGAGGGATCACGTAGTTGCGATCGAGCAGGTAGTTGTGGATGATAACATCCCACAGACCCACAGTCGTGAACGTGTCGATGTAGTTGACCTTAGCATCATACGCCATAGCCATAACGAGCTCAATCAGCTTCAACTTATCGTCGAGCTTATCGACCAGGTCAACGTCTCGGATGTTGTACTCAGTGTACAGCTGCCAGTTACGAACCTGCAGGTCAGCAAGTGACTCGTAGCCCGCATCCTTATAGTTTACCTTCTTCTCTCCAAGCTCCTGTTCGCAGACGTGGTCGAGTGAGTAAGACTCTTGAGGAGTGTATGCAAACTTCTTATACAACTGGATGTAGTCAAGGTTGTTGATGCCAAGGATGTCCCACATCTCTTGCTCACGGTCACCAATCTTAGCAACTCTAGACTTGACGATCCCCCAAGGAGAGAGTCTCTTCAATCCATCTGCTCCAAGGATCTTAATGATACGGTTGCAGATGTAGGGAATATCGAAGAAGTCGATGTTCCAGCCAGTGACCACATGGGGTGAGTATTCAACAGAGTTCCACACGTCAAGGAACGAACGCAGCAGCGCTCGCTCATCCACACACTTGTAGTATGTGACAGATGGATTCTTATTGACAAACTCTTGGCAACCGAAGACAGACTTCTTACCGTTACGAGAGATCGTGATCAGAGTGATCTCGTTCTGAGCCTTGTCGGGACTAGGGAACCCACTGTCCCCTGCAATGTCGACCTCGATGTCGACCGAGACGACAGACACATGGGATGGGTCATACTTGATCTCACCCTTGTAAGTATCGTAGATGTACATGAAGTGAAACTTATCGAATCCGTAGATAGGAAGTCCACTGACGTTCTTGTACTCACGGATGTAGTCTCTGCATCCACGCATCGAGTCGAAGTGGAGCTTGTCCACTACCTTACCATCGATCGTCTTATACTTTGAGTCATTGCGTGCTGGTACGAACAGGTAAGGCTTGTATGGAACCTTCTCCATCTTGTCCTTACCATCCTCGATGTATCGCACGAGAAGGTTGTCGCCGATCGAGTCGACACGTGTGTAGAATTTGCTCATATAGTCTCCAACAGAGCCTTCATTATAAATAGTTCTTGAATAATGTCAAGCGCTTTTTGAGGTATACACATGTCCCTACTTTCTTTTTTCACCACTCCTCCCATCACATCGTTTGAGCAACTCGAACTCGAGAAGGGCAAGATCCAGCTGACGATCATGAAGATGGCTGCCGCTGTTCTTGGCACTATCATGCTTGCTGTTGTGTTTATCTTCCTCATTGGTATGTTCATGCCAAACCATCTTATTGACAACAACGAAATCTTCAAGATCATCGGACCTGCGTTCTCTACCATCGTAGGTGCCTTTGTGGGTGCGTTTGCTACAATGATGGGCATGAAAGTATCTGAGTTTGACTCGAACGTCAAGACGCAAGAACTAGGTAAGACAGATCACAAGGCTGTGGCAGAAGCTCACAAGATCAACGCGGAAGCGGAATCAATCGAAATCGATAATGAAATCAAGATGATGGCAGCTGTCGACAAGTATCTCGATTCAGATGAAGATCACGGCCCATTCTAAGGAAATACACGATGACACAACTTACTCCAC